GACGATTGCAGATGGTGTTGGACTTACTACAATTGTTAGTATTGCTAGCACTCACAGTACAGTCAAGGTATTAGTGCAAATTACACCGGATATAAACCGTAGAGAGTTTGAATTTAATAATCTTAATATCGTTCATAATGGCACCGATGTTGAAATGCTTGAATATGGTCAATTGACAACCACTGTTGGTACTGCTGCTGAAGTTGGTCTAGGTACATATAATGCTGTGATCTCTGGATCAAACCTTGAAGTACACTTCTATCCAAATTCTGGTGTTGGTATCGGAACTACAGGTGTAATTAATACCGTTCAAGTTGGTTTGGCTAACTCAACCATTACTGGTATTGGTACAGTTGACTTGAAGCACGCCAGAATAGAAGGTAGAACTACAAGTATTGGTTCTTCGACATCACCTGGTATTCATACAGTTGGGGTATACCCTGACGATTATGATGTTGCATATTTTGTTGCTCAGATTGCGGACACTACAAATAATGAGTATGAAATGTCAGAAATCGTCGTTGTTGATGATTTTGTAGCTGGTGCGGGCACTAGTATAACTTATGATACTGAGTTTGGTGAGGTAGGAACATCAGTTGGTCTTGGAACATTTGGTACAAGAGTCTCTACAGCGGGAACTACAGAGTTGATGTTTACACCTGCTGCAAGTATTAACACAGTTGTTAATGTCTACATGAATGCACTTAAGCATCAAGATGATGACAAGGACAACATCGACTTTACCAATGCTTTAATTGAATCTGCGTTTGGCACCTATGAGGGAACTGAAAGAGATATTAAGAGAGCATTTGAATTAAAAAATGAAACTACTCCAATTTTTGATAGATCTTTTGAGGGTAATAATTCTGATGTTGTTAATACAACCACTGATACAATTAGTATACCAAATCACTTCTTTGTGACTGGTGAGAAGATTAAGTATGTCCATGCAGGTTCAGGAACAACAATGGCAGTTGGTATTGCATCAACTTCATTTGTTGGAGTTGGTACAACATCTAAACTTCCTGGTGATTTATTCGTCGTTAAAGTTAATGATGATGAAATCAAGATTGCTTCGAGCGCACAAAACGCTCTCAAAACAATCCCTGAAACTGTAGATCTCACGAGTGTTGGTATTGGCACATCACATAGATTTACAGCAACAAATCAAAATGCTAAGGCACTTGTTGCCATCGATAATATGATTCAATCCCCGATTGTTTCAACCGCCGTAACAACTACTCTTTCAGAACAGATGTTTACGACTGATGATGATATAACCCTTGTAGGTGTTACATCAATTAAGGGTAGTGATCTTCTTAAAATTGGTGATGAAATTGTTAGAGTTGATGGTGTTGGTATTGGTGGTGAAACTAGCGTAACTGTTAGGAGAGGATGGTTAGGATCAAACGTTGCATATGCTGCAACTGGTGCTCTTGTTACCAAAGTTGTTGGCAACTATAATATAGTTGATAATGTTCTCAACTTTGTTGATCCTCCATTCGGTAATACTCCTATCGGATCTACCACAAATCCACCCGATGAAAGAGACTGGACTGGTATTACAACTTCTTCTAGTTTCCAAGCAAGAATATTCCTCAGAAGTGGTTTAGAAGATTCGTCAGAAGATACTTATCATAAGAATTATGTTTTTGATGATATTTCAAGTGAATTTAACGGATCTCAGAAAGAGTTTACTCTAAAACAAAATGGATCAAATGTAACTGGTATCGCAACTGAGACTGGTATTATCCTTGTTAATGATATCTTCCAAACTCCCGGAAGTACCAATCAATATACGATGTCTGAGAATGCAGGAATCACCTCAATCTCATTTGTTGGATCTGCTGTGTCAAATACCTCTGATATTAGAACCTCTACAGTTCCTGTGGGTGGTGTGATTGTTTCTGTTGGATCAACTGAAGGATTTGGTTATCAACCTCTGGTCGCTGCAGGTGGAACCGCTGCTGTTTCTATCGCAGGAACAATTCAATCTATTAGTATTGGTAATAGTGGTTCTGGTTATAGACCTGGTGCTCAGACTGTAAATGTTGGAGTTGCAACCACTTCTCTTACTGGATCAAACAGATTCAATATCGGAACTGCCTCGATTAGTGGTGGACACATTGTTAGTGTTGCAATCACTAATCCAGGAACTGGGTACACTTCTACTGAACCTCCTGTTGTAATCTTTGACGATCCTCTCAGCTACAGTGACATTCCTTTAGTCTACAGTTCATCGTCCTCTGGTGTTGGAACTGGAGCAAAGATTGATATTGTTGTTGGTCAAGGATCTAGCGTTATTGATTTTGAAATCAGAAATACTGGATATGGATATGGTAATAATGAAACTTTGACAGTTTCTATCGGCGGAACAGTTGGTATCCCTACAGATCTTACTAAGACTTTCCAAGAGTTCCAGATTACCGTAGATGACATCGCTACTGATGAATTTACTGGATGGTCAGTTGGTGACCTTCAGGTCATGGATAATGTTGAGCAATTTATTAACGGAACCAGAACAAACTTCCCAATTGAATTCAATGGAGTTGTAACCTCTATACTTGCAGCTAAGGGATCTAAAATTAATGTTCAAGATGTGCTTCTGGTCTTTGTTAATAATATTCTGCAAGTTCCCGGAAAGGGATACATCTTTGAAGGTGGTAGTCAGATTGAATTTACTGAGGCACCTAAGATTGGTGACACCATAGAAATCATCTTCTACAAAGGAACTGGTTCTCAAGACGTTGTTCTTAGAGAAGTTCTTGAAACTGTAAAACAGGGCGATACTTTACAACTTCATTCTGATGATCCGTTCCTTGATGAAGATGTGAGATCAGTTGATCTTGTAACTGGAACTGACGTTGCACAGACAAACACCTATTCTGGTCCTGGTAATATTCAAAATACTTCATTACTAAGACCTGTTATTTGGTGTAGACAAACTGAAGATAAGTTTATTAATGAACAAGAAGTAGGTAAAGACAGAGAGCTCTATGAACCTTTGATCAGTCCTACTGCACATATTATCAAAAATGTTGGAGTTGGATCAACAGCGATCTATGTTGACACCCTGAGACCCTTGTTTAACTTGTTTAATGAAGTTGAAGATAAAACTGGTTTCCTCTTCCAAGATAAAGTTAAGTTCATCACTCAAGATGATAAGGTATCTGCTGCAGGAACTGCATTAGTCTCTGTTGCTGGTACGATTACATCAGTCGCTATCTCTACAGGTGGTATTGGATATTCAACCACACCAACAGTCAGTATCGGAAATACTGTTGGACTTGGAACAACTGCTCTTGCAACCGCATCTATCACTGATGGAGTTGTAACATCTATCACTATTTCTAATGCAGGAACTGGTTATACACAGACCAACCCACCACAAGTGTTAATCTCTCCCCCTGCATCTAATATTGAAGAAAACAAAGTTGGTTCTTATAATGGTGATTCTGGGGTTATCGTTGGATTTGGAACAACGTCTGTTGGAGTTGGAACCACTGGAACCAAACAGTTTATTTTTGATCTTCATATTCCTAATGATTCTTTCCTTAGAAATGCAGGTCTTACAACTGGAGTTGTCTCTACTGCGATTACTGCAAGTTCTTTAAGTGCTGGTGACTACTTTGTGGTCTTCGGGTCTAATGTTGGATCAGCAACCACATCTATTACTGCACTTGATTCCTCCGGCGCAACAGTTGGTATTGGAACTTCTCATATAGATAATGTATATCAAGTTGCAAGTTCTGAAACTGTCTTTAGACCCACAGGAGTTAACTCTGAGGGTGTTGGCATCGGAACCTCACACATAACAAGAGTGTTTGTAACCGTGGACAACAACTTCCCATATGGAGTTGGTATTCAGACTTCAAACTCTTTTGGTGAATTTAGTTGGGGTAAGATTCAACTTATCTCTAGATCTAAAGTGACCTCATACTCTGCATTCACACTTGGCGGTGTAGGAGGAATTACAACCTCCACATTCGTTCAAAGATCGAAAGCGTTGAAGTTCAAAAATTATGACATCTAATCATAATAAATAAAGAAAAA